CCCATCGCTGTCGTAAACCATAGGAGGCCTGGCCGTGGCTTTTACTTTCTCGCTTCGGAGGTAGTTAGCCACGTCAGCCATCGCGTACGGCTTGTCAGCCTTCTTGATGGTGCGGTAAATGAACTTCTCGAAGAAGACATGCTCGACATAGCAGTTCACCAAGAGTGCCATCGCCTGTCCCACGTCCCCGTGGTTGATGATTGCCCTGAACGCCTTCCCTTTGGCAGTGACCTCGTTCTTGGCGTTGGCCTCACTCCGGATTTCCGGGTAGTGTTTTTCAGCCAGCGCGGCCACGGTCTTCGTGACACGGTCCTTGGTCCACTTGCCTGAAGTTAAGTCGCTCAGGTCAAACACACCCTTCAAGAACTTTCTACCACTTTCAATGGTAAACAGCTTCTTGAAGTCGTCGTACACCAGCTGCATGTTCTTGTCGACAGAGTGCGGTAGCTGGGTGACTTTGGGTGCTTTGGCGCCCCTGACTCGAATAGCTGAGTCGACGTTCACCGCTGAGTTTGCTGGAAGCTTCACCGTGTTGCAGCAGTTGCCGACAACCACAGCTCTGAGCTCCTCTTCCTTGGCATCGGGATGAATACCATACGCGAGGGACAAGTCATCGTCGACGGGCTCAACTCTGGAGATGGCGGTACCCAGAGCGTGCTTCGTGGCCGTCGCCACGTTCTCCTCCGAGTAGTGAAGTCTGCAGTCACTCACCTCCTGAATGACCGGCTCCCCGGGCGCTAAGTCACCCTTGCCAGACAACACCACGGTCAGCGGACCCTGTTTCTGCTCGACAATCTCCTCACGGGTCATGTCACGACGGTGGTCCTCTTCTTCTTGCTTTTCCTCCTTCGCGGTCGGTGAAGACGACGCGTCTGGGTTTGCAAGCTTCGTCGGTGGAACGGATGGACCATCCGGAGCAGTAGGGCGGGGAGGGTCCGGCGACCCTGACATGACCTTCCCCCGGGTGTCATGTTTTCGTACGGGCATGATCAAACACCAGTTACGGTGTTTCCCACGAAGGGCGTCAATTGTCGACCCAAGGCAACCCGTACCCTCCTTGTCCAGCAGACGCAGAAGGCTTGGCATCACCATTGCAAAGATAGGGTCTTCGCCGTACACACAGTCCAGCGTCTTGACGTTTGCGTGCTCGCCCTTCAAGCACGCTGCCCGGTTGCGACCTTCTGTCCGAAACAGTTGTTTTACCAACGTGTCCGGAAAGTAGAGAACGTACCTGCGGTAGTCCAGACCGAAGTGTGAACGCAGGGTATTCTCATAGGTGGCTCGTAATTGGACGTCGCAAGCCCAATTCGTTAGCCGTGATCGCGTGAAGTTCAGCTGCGCCTGCTCCATGAGACAGTGGAATTGCTCGCTGTCTGTACAGAGCGGGGCAGAGCATACACCGCGATCCATTGTAGCCAAATCTCAAGAGGGGGGAAGCTGGGAAGCAACGGAGAGGTCTCTTG